GTTAGCCCAGTATCTAGGTTCAGGGATCATTTGACTATTAAAGTAGTTATACTCATAACCATTAGGTTCTGTATATAACCAGTTATAGAAAAAGAACATTGGATTCTTTTCTGTAAATCTTGTTATGTAAGTATCTCCTCCAAATATTACTGGAGTTTGACTTATAACTTTTTGTGTAACACTTTCAAAAACAGGAGGATTTACTGATACCTGAACAGTAAATGTGTTATTTGGTAAACTATTTTTATTAAATTTTTGTTCACAAGGTGTTATAGGAAATTGAGTAATAGTGTTTAATTGACCATACTGATCATCATTATCTATTTTCATAGCACCATAATGACTAGCAATTGGAACACTAAATTGTACACTCTTTTTCTTTTCATTAATTTTTGGACCATCTGGACCTAACCAATCATCAAACATACCTAAAGATCCTAATGATTGATCTAAACCAGTATTACCATTTACTAGTAACTTAGGACCATCTGTTGTAGGTGTATTTGGTCTCTCAGTTCTTAACATTAACAACTGAGATCTTTTATAGTTATTGATTGTATATTTCTGAAATGAGCTACCTGTAATAGTATCATTATAATCATCTATTTCAAATGATATATTTTTAAACACATAAGATGCATCTGCAATTTTAAACCTTTTAGTATCATTTATATTAAAAGGATTAAACTCATCATATAAACCATGACCAATAAGCTGTAAAGCATATTGTCTATAAGGTGCTATTGCATATAATAATTCTGCTGCAGCAGTTGCTCCTTCCATGAAGAAGAACCCTATCTGACTTACACTACCTATACTATTTAATAATATCTGTGTCCATGTTGGAAATTGTTCATAACCAGTTAAAGGTTTTTCATAATTAATTGGATTATATGTTCCTCCACTAGCTATTGCACTATTATTATGAAATTGAAATATTGGAGATAGTAAGTCTGTTCCCCCAAAGGCATCTGCAAGAAAGCCACCAACACCATTATATGTTCCAAATGAAGCTGTAAAAGTTGCATTATCAACCCCAATTCCTATTTGTGGTGTTACATTATTTGGTAATGCCGCACCTGTAGGCCATATTGGTAAGTTGGGAGGTAAGAAGTTACTACCGATTCCACCAGCAAATGTCCATAATGAGTCATACTGTCCAGTAAAACTACCTTGTGGATAATTTATTTTTTTCTCTCCGGATGATCTCAATATAACATCAAGTATACCAGAAATAATTATAATCCATAAAGCATCATTAGTTAATAATTTAAACTTAGGATGACCTTGTGGTTCAATAAATCTTTGCAATGCATTACCAGAAACATGTCCATATAACTTTAGTTCTATTGGAGCTAAGTAAGGTGTTCTAAAACTAGTATCCGGTGAGTGAAAACTAATAATATTTTTAGGTACTTCTTGATTTAAAATATCATCATTAGAATCAACAGACTTTATAAATGGATCATTATAATATTGGTCATTACCAGTTGTATCATTACCTATTGGTATAATAGTATTGTAAGGATAATTAGCATAAAGACCTGTTCTATTATTAGCAGGAACTCCAACTCTATTATAAGTTCTAAAGTTGTTTATCATTCCTTTGGCAATTATACTTCTGTTGCCATCTCTTGAGCCTCTTAAGATTTCATATCCTACAATTCCTGGAATATCATTACCATCATTATCTTTTGGATATATGATATTCTTAAACTGCACTGACATCATCCTTATATAAATTGCTTGAGTTGTTGGATCTTTTGCAAAATGATGAGCAACATTAGTTGATAACAACTGTCCTGTGGTTTCATCATATATCACATTCTCTGGAAACTTATGATGTCTTATAGGTAATCCACATAAGTCATAATCTTCATCTGGATTATTATATTTACCTGTCCAAACATAATAACTTGAATTCCATATGTCAGGTCTATTATCTGGATATATTTCAGTAGATTCCCAATAACCCATTCTACCAGCAGCTATTACTCTACCACCATCTGATAATGTATAAGGATAAAATCCTGGTGCTGGTGGTGGGTTTAATCTTGCTGTATTTATAGTTTGAAATAAATCAACATCTCCTGGAAAACTATCTGAGTTAGTATAAGGTTCATTTTCAGGAATACCGTTTGGTCCCCAAGGTTCAGGTGCTCTTCCTGGAATGTGATATGATGCAGATTTATCTCCTGTGTTATATACCCATCTTATAAAAAATGTATACACCTCATCTCTCATGAAGTTAGTCTTTGATCCTCCTCTAAAATAATAGTTTGCTGGATACTCTACTGAAACCCATTCTGCTTCAATTAAGTTAGCAAGTGGTTGATAGTTAAAGTCAAACTTTGAAGTTGGTCCTATTCTAAGCAAGTAAGTATTTAACTGAGTCATTTGATCTGACTTCTCAAATACAGGAGTCATCAAAGGTATGAGTGTTATATCTATAGACTCAAAGCTAGGTTTATACTGATCTATAAATATGTTTCTAGTATTTGTAGAATAGTATCCAATTACTCTAGCAACAGTATTCTCATTTATGTTTGCAACAAGCACAAACTGAAACTCATCAAAATTTTCTGTATCTGCTTCTACTTCTAATTGTAAAGAACCTTGTGTAGAGTTAAGCGTATATACAGGTTGAACATTACTTGCTGCAAAATAATCTGATATCTTTTCTCCTTTTATTGTATATGCAATAACTGCATAGTAACTACCATTTTCTAATGAACCTGAACCATCACCAATTCTTAAATTAAGACAAGGTGTGCTCATTAATCTGGCTAACCTTGTTTTATCACAATCAAGCACCGGCTCATCCACACAAAATTCACAATCTCCTCTTGTGCAATCTTGCATCCAAGCAACTCCTGGCCAAAGAAATTGTGTATTAACTCCGTTTGAATAGTAGTTTACATTAGCTCCACCTAACCAAACATAATCAGAACTAGGCCAAGTTTTAGGATCACCAACATTTAAATATCTATCTGGATTTAATCCATCAGACCAATATACTTGCCAAGAACAATCTTCTTTTTCTCTTGCTGCTCCAGAAATTAAATGTGACTTACTAAAACCTAAACATGCATCTTGAACAATTGGTCTATATGTACATGATGCTTCTTCAAATAAACCTATCTCAGATACTCTTGGTAAAATCTCAACAGCACTTGCATGAGAAGCCGTGAACACAATCCACTTATCACTAAACATGTGTATTGCACCTATAATGTATCTGAATGAAAAAGTATTAGGAATTGTTGCTCCAGCTGTTGCACACAATGCATTTGAGTTCTCATTGGATATTGTACCTACATCACCTTCAATAGTATTGTTTACAGCATTTCTAGCATAGCTCCACATTCCTTCTTGAATGAATGCTGGATCACTATCTTTATGTAAACCTTTTATAAAGGTGTTAGTCTTACTAGTATTTAAGTTTCCTTTTTCTTCTGCCATGATTATAATACTCTAGATACACCATTAATTCCATAAAATGCTCTGTTTGGAGAATAGCTTTTAAACATGTCATAATACTTGTTGTACATAGCTTTTCTGTTTGTCCACCACATTTGTTCTAGTTCTTTAAAGTTTGGAGTGTTGACTAAACTCAATGCTTGATTTCTTGAAGCTTTAAGTTTCTGTTCTACAAGTTGTAATCTTGCAGAAACATCTTCTCCATTCATAAATAAGTTTTCAAGCAGCCTTTGTTTTATTGCATACTCATAATAGTCATTAAGCAAATCATGATCAGGTACAAGTAAGTTACCTGCCTCATCTTCCATAGCTCCTTGGTAATTAAGATATACTTTACCTGTCTCAAATGTTGTAAATAAAAATCCATCTTTTATCCAACCTTGATTAGCTGTGTCATAATACAAGTTAGGACAATCACATTCTATTTCTTGACTTTGTTTCATCCTTAATGGAATAAGTCTAGAATACCTTCTTGTAGCTCCTGTATTTAATATTTGGATTAACTCCCACTTTTCACCTTTACAGTTCATGAATACCCGTGGAGGCACACATGTATTACCATATGGGTTGTCAGGATCATACTCAGTTGGTATTGGATCTACTATAGGATGATTAAGATCACAAGCTGCAGTGTGTTTACATGGATTAGCATTACATGATCTACAGTTAACTGTAGGAGGTGCACACTGATTTACTGTTGATGGAGTTTCATGATAAGGCACTTCTTGTATATTAGTTCCACCAGACATTCCCCCATAACCAACATGGTCTTCATACTCTCCACAAATAAAAGCAAAATTAAATGTATAAAAGTTATCAGGTAATTTTACTTTGTTATGACAAACCTCAAGTACAACTTCTCTTGTTTGATTTATTCTTAGACCTAGATCATAGTTTATTCTTTTAGCAACTTTAATTAATTGCTGAGGCTCTATCATATTTTCTAGAGCAAGAGTATTCATGTCTATTGATACATCTTCTAAGAGTTGATCAAAAGGTCTGTAGCGGAGAGTGTAATTGAAATCCATTATCTTAATGAGTTTTGACTATCATCTGCACCATCAGCTGGCATCTGTGTAATAGTAGTTAATTCTTTTAGTACAAACTGTTCAGCTTCTGAAAATAAATAATCAGGAATAGCTAACACTTCATCTTGTTTTATTAAACATGGATCAGTGTCACATGTTTCTACTTTATTTTCAAATATAGCTTCCATTCTTATAGCATCCCAATCTATGTTAGGACAGTATACATAACCATTAAGGTACCAGAAATATGGTCTCTTGTTATATTTAAATGTGCTTGATTTAGTTATAGAAACCCAAGTACCAGGATCTGTCCTAAACATTTCTATAGATCCATCTATAGAAGATGTAGTACGGATGATAGGTCCAAACATACCGTCCAGTATACTTGGTAATTTATCTTTAGATCTTTTAAAATAACATTCTGAGTATACACCAATACAACCAGCCTCTACTCTATCAACATCTATAAGTTCAATATATGGTAGAACTTGAAAGATCTGACTCATCTTCATTAACCTGAACTGATTGTCTTCTCTTTTGATTAATGTCTTTGCATATTTACTAAGAGCAAAATAGATTGTCCTATCAGTTAAGAAAGCATCTTCCTTAACAGCCTTAAGAGCATTTCTTACTCTTGATATGGCTTCTCCTATTGTTGTCATATGTCAAATTCATTATATGTTTTCAATTCCTTTTTCTGTTTCTTGACAAGCATATCAATATATGTTGCCTTTTGGTAGATCAGTCTAAGTTTTGCAGTAGGATCTACTACCACATACATATTCCAATTTTCAGGATAACTTTTAGCAACTTTTCTTTTAAAGTCCCTACATGCAACAAAACTCCAAAACTCTCTGTTTCTCATTTTGTGTTTTAATGCATGACTGGTAAAAAAGATTTTAGCTAACTTTCCATCTGTATCCCAATTTCTGTTTGTTACTGTCATCCCATATTTATGAGACTTTACAAAGTCAATGTTTTTCTTTTTACTTTCTTGACATGTTCCAATAAACAACCAACCTATTTGTTCAGGAAGTTGAACACCATCTCTTTTATCAATTACTGTTTGATAAATTGCATTATTAAACTTCTTAACTATAGTTTTTAATACAACATTATCAATATCCTTATACTTTGAATATTTTTTCTTAAACTTTTCAAAGAACTCTTTATTTAGAACATTGTGTACATCTGGTCTAAATCTTGGAGCTTTTACATCTGGCTTGTTAAATTCCTTCATGCTATTACTATTAATATACTAAAAATAAATGAGACTAGCAAATGTAATTAAAAAACAAAACCCCCACAAGTGTGAGGGTTTGTCTTGTTGTCACAGAAACCAACAACCTGTAACTTCTTTAAGGATTGCACAATTGAGCTACTATAACTTGTAAAGCTGTAGCTAAGTTTGTGTTTGTTGCTATTAATACTGCTTCACCACACATGATGTTTGGACCAGTGTAGATTACACACTGAGCATCTATAACTTCAGAACATGGTTCTGGAGTAGGACATCCTATTGGTGTTGGGCATGGTGCAGGACTTGGCATGAAGCTATCTTCACATCCGCATTTTTTACATGTATTTGTTGTTGTAGTTGCCATTATTTAAGTTTTAAGGACAAGAATAATTTTTAATGTCTGTTGTACAAGGATCTAAATATGCAATAAGACCATCAAGTTGTACCCAACCAAATCCACCAACATTAGTTTCATTATTTGCATCACAACTAAATGGATATGTTAATGTTGCATCATAGTCTAATGTAACAGGTTGAGCACCTGATACTGGTGAACTATTCATTACACTAGATGCACTCTGATACTTAGGTACATATTCTCCAGATCTTACATGTGATATAACATTATTTGCAATAGATGTACTGTTTGGATTACCTACAGTTCCACCTGTTCCTGCTGATTCTTCATAATCTTTTACTAATGCTAATATTAATGTTTTGTTTGAAGTAATGATTGGTTTTACTAAAGTAGTTAGCATACCACTGTATAATGGCACAGAACTTATATTTATAAATCTATAAGCTAATGTATAATTTAGAAAATAACTATTATCAAAATTAGTTCCTGAATCAACTATAGAAGTTGGTATAACTGACAAACCTTGATTAAATGTAACAGAGCCTCCAGAATTTAAAACTACTGATCCAGGTCCAACTTGAGATGGAGCTACTGTAGTGTTTAAAAAATATGTGTCTGTTAAAGGTGCTGATCCATTATAATCCCATATTAATGGTTGAGTCCCGTTTAAAGGATCTTGTAATGGTATCATTACAACTCCTCTAAAATGTACAGCATTTCCTATTCTTCTACACTGTGGTACTTTTTTATTTGCAATATTATATGTTCCGTACCATGCAAATCCATCTAGATCTACCCAACCTGTATCTTGTATATTTGCAGTTAATACTCCAGCTGTCAAATCTAAGTTTACACTGTTAGTATTAGTTGTACTTACAAGTCCAGTAGAAACTGCAGCATACACATCACATATAACAATCCATGCATTAGTAATACTTTCTGCAAGAGTTGCTGGAACAGGTGTCCAATTTGGATCTGTAGTAACATCAGTACCAAAAGCACATGCAGGAACCAATGAACTACCTATCTGAGCAGGTGTTCCTAATACTCCTAATAGTGAACAATATCCACTTGCTACACTATTTATTAATTGATCTAGTACAGTATCAATTGCATATGAATTTCCAGAAACCAAAGTACCAATATTACAACCAACTATAATTGTTGGTGTTGGTGTAATTGGAGGTGGTGTATTTTCTAATGTTGTTACTCTAACTAATAAATCTGTTATCTGAATCTGTAAGTTTATGATCTCATCTATAATAGATGTGATCTTTTGACCAATCATTAATACATAATCTACTAACTGCATAGTAGTTTGTGTACCTACAATAAAAGGTTCTGCAACTGTTACTACACAATCAGGACATGTTGAAGTAGATCTTGTTGATCTTGCAATACCTGCTAACTCTGTTTCATTAATATTTTCAAGAGCACAGATTCTATCAATAATTAATTGAATTAGTTTTTGGAAATCATCTGGAGGACATGCTATTAAATTAAAACATGATAAATCATAGTTTGTAATTTTAAGTGTATCCATTATAGCACATAGTTCTGTAGCTAGTTTAAATACTACATCAGATACAGTGTCTCCTGTACATAATTTAATACATGGAATATCTGGACCTTGCCATATCACACAATTACTTGATATTGGGCTACATGGTCTATTATCTAAGTTTAATGGTTTCATATTATAATATACTAATTATTATTGAGAATTACAAGTCTTAAGTGTTGAATTACATCCACACCCGCATGAACTTGGTGGACAACCACAAGACTGAACTGGTTTACATATATAATCAGGATCAACTAAAGCAGCCAAATCTATCAGCTCTTTTTTAATTAACCACTTCTCATCATCTTCAGGGCAACAGTTAGTTAATCCATATCTGAGTCTCATGACTTCTTTATATAATATCTCTGATGCTCTGCAAGTAATCTTTTCCCACTTATCTATATCACATGTTGGAACAGAGTATCCTGGTTTAATCTTTCTTTTAGGAGTAACTATTGGACAAGTATAAATACCTGGTGTATTAGTTTCTGAACACTCACCAAATATTTCTAATGTATCTGTGTCAGGATAATCTATTGTCCAAACTTTAAGACATATCTTTCCACTTGTTTCTCCTGCTCCTAATTTTAAAACTACTGTTTGATCATTACAATCTATATACTCATACTCTTTATCTTGAGTACTAAAATTTGTCATTTTATTACACATGCACGGAAGCACAGGTGTACAAGATGGACAATCTATATAAGTCTTAGTTATTGTAACAGCTACCGGATTTATTGGTATCTCAACTTCACTTATTTCCCAGCAGCCCTCACAGCCTTGTACATTAACTATATCATCAAGATAAGTAGAAAGATCAGAACCTGTATATATTGGATCAAGCAAGCTATTGCAATCTTCTAATATATAATACTGAGTCAAACATGCAGTACATGAGTTAAATGAAGTTAGTATAACTACAGTAGTTATGCTTGGTGGTTGGAAATCTATAAGTTCTACAAAGAAACAACCACAGTCTTCTACTTTAACATACTCTCCAACAAATAAAGATAAGTCTTGATAAGTATATTTTATATCATCAGGGTTCTCACAACCTGTAAGTTTATATGCTATTATAGGTAAACATTCTCCACAAGATCCATACTCTCTAACTACTATAGGGCTAATAGGACAATCACAAAGTTCTTCTGATTCTCTTACAGACCAGCATCCATCATAACCTTCTATTTGAACTACAGTACTAGTATTAGCATATTGAAATAAACTTTGTAGTGTAGAATATATGATTTCACTTGTATCACAGTTTTCAAGTTCATAACAAACTAATGGACAGTCTCCATCAACACAGTCACCATTATCTACAACTTGATAATTACCAGGTATACCGTTTACTATTGGATAAATTTGTGAACAGAACTTGTCAAAAGGTCCTACTCCTACAAGAGTTTGTATAACACCATCACAATCAATATAGATTACTTGTTTAATTACACCTGTTATTTCATAACATTTACAAGGACAAGGTGTAGGACCAAGATCATCTATTATAAAATCATTAAATGGACTATTGCAATAACCTGTATTTTCTAATACAAACCATGTTGAATTTTCACCATCAGCTACTATAACAACATATTCACCTACAACACTTTCTAAACTGGGATTTGTACTATTAAAAAATTGACCATCACAGTTGTATAATGTGTAACACGTTGTTTGACAATCTGGGCATTCTTCATCATAGTCAGTACAATCTGGATCTGGGCTTATTGATAAAACAGTAAAATAAGCTAATGAAGGTGCTGGATTTAATCCAGACCAATCACCGGTTAAGTATGTGGTTACTCTGTAACATGTATCTGTAAATCCTGGAAATAATGTAGTAGGTTTTACCAATGTTCCATAGTCAGTTGTACCATCATATAGAAATTCTAAAAAGACAGTTTCATCACAACAACTTGTGAACCTTATTACAATACGTTCAAATGTTACAGCAGCCATTTTATTTGGTAAATTTCTTCAGGTTTAAATATCTATTTGGTCCCCAAGTATTTGTGTTTACAGTTGGAACAACTGGTTTAGTTTGTGCTGCTACTTTCTGAGCTTTAGTAGCACAATTACTACATCCTTGTTTTCCATTTGGAAGTGTTCTTTTCTGACATCCACAACTTAATTTGGCTCCGCAATTAGGACAACTACTCATTTTGTTGGTTTTAAAATGTTTAACAATTAGTACAAGTTAATTTATTCAAAAGCTTAAGTGCATAATTGTATAAGCTCATTCCTTTCTGAGGCTCATGACAATATTCCACTTTTGCTTTTGCAGCTTGAAGATACATATTAATTAATCTCAAAGCTTCTAATTTCTTTTTGATTGCTGCTGGCGGATCACATGCTGCAGCATCCACATCACACAAAACTTTATTGTACTTTATTAAAGCTTGTGTAATTCTCATGTGGTTATATTCTACATATACCTGATCATTAGGAGATACACTATACTTGATAATATATATCCCGTCTGGTATATCATAATTTACTGTTCCACAATCTTCAGTTTGTAACTGAAGGTCACATGCAGTTATTGTCTCTGCAAAGTTTTCAGTAGTATCTAGCTGTACTGAATATCCAAATCCAGGTACAGTTATATTTAATGTAGGACAAGTTACCGGAAGTAATGTTGTATAAACACTTGTATCAAATAACTTCATGATACATGAGTTCATAACTGTAGGTAATTCCAAGCTTAATACATGATTTGCCATGATGTTTATAATAAAAAAGGGGAGGAGTAATATACTCGGCTCCCCTTATGTTTATAGTTTAATTCCTATTAATCACACAATTGTGTTGTGTTAGGAGTGAAGTTTGTTGTTAAAACTGGGAAGTTATAAACCGGCTCACAAGCATCTTCAACACATCCTTCTACTTCAAGACCTGTACACTGAGAACAGTTAGCTAACCATGCATTAACAAAAGTTTCAAATGCAACAATACGATCACAAGTAATAACTTCTAACAAGTATTGGTCATTATCAAATGTACTAGTTGGGTTATTGAAACGTGGTACATTATGTTGGATAAAGTATCTTGTGTACAATACATTACGGTTAATGAAATCAAACACACTGTATCCTTGTGTAATCTCCCTGATACGGAAATCTGAATGGAAGAAGTTTTGTCTGTATTGCTCAGATAAAATAACATCTCTTGCAACTGACTCACCTAATCCCATTACTTGTCTTCCTTCACATTCTTTAACTACACATACTCCATTGAATAAACATGGATCACCATTTAAGTCCATTTCAGATACATACAATCTAACTGGCTCTACTTCATAGAAGTCAGTGATTTGGAATGTACAGTTTTGGAATTTAGTATCTACATAAGCTCCGTTAAGAACTAAACCAGCACAACCATCAGGAGTGTGTCCTGGAGATACATAATGATCCCAAGTATCAACATCATTAGCAGCTAAGAAAGCAGCACTTGTTCCTGGTGCATACCAAGGAGTACCTGTTTCATCAACTAAGATGATTTGCATGAATGGAGAGATAACTGGATATCTAGTAATAGCTTCAGCCCATTGTTTGAAGATTAATGTAGAGTCAATTACTACTGGAGCAATTGCACCTTCTGGACAACATCCACCATATGCAGAAGCAATGATGTAAGAGTTGTGGTTTAATAATCTTAATGCAGGAGAACCTTTAACATCAACACGTAATGTATAAGTCTCACCACAAAAGAATTCTTTACAACAGTTAGCACCAACACCAGCTGTTACAACAAATATAGGTTGTGTACCGTCACCATCTTCAGGAATAAGTTCAGTTCCTGTTGTAGCTGTATCAGCTGTTGTCCAATCTGAACCACCATTTACAATTTCTACAAAAGTAACTTCACCACCTACTACAGTGATATTAACTACTAAACCAACTCCTGTTGAAGGACCAACTGCATCTAATGGAATATCTGTGTATACACCATCAACTAAGTTAGCACCTGGATCACCAGCACCAGCTGTAGATAATGATAATGCAACGCTATCAGTCCAAGCTGTGTTACCAACATGTACTACTTCATTTTGTGGTAAACATGGATCTACACGGTAGAATTTGTTTACATATCTTGGATTGATTTCCTTAGATTTGTTAGATTCTGTATATCCTCCATGGAAAGGACCAATTTTATCATTTTGATAAATTGAACCTGCAGCAAGGATAAGGTTACAACAACCAACTGTTTCAGCATTATAAGTTGTTGGAACTATACTCCAAGTTTTAGGATTAACAAATCCAAATGATCCACCAGGAAAAATATTCCCAGTAGTTCCTAACTGACCCCCATCAAGAGGAGTATAACCTCCTATGGTTCCCACAAAGGTTTTTCTAAAGGCATGATTAAAATAACTCATTGTTTTTTTGTTTTAGTTTATAAATATATACTATAATATAGTAAAAGTTTTTGAAATAACAAAATTTATTTCAAGAAAAGTAATTTATACTTAGTAGAATTAATAGAATCTTTAACTAAGTCTAGGTTATTTACTATCTCTGAATAAGGTAGCATCCCCTGAAGTTTGTTTATCATAGCATACAGATCTCTAAGATATGATACACCATCAGCTACAGTATCCAATGTTCTTGGTGCTACATCTTTTATTGTTAATAGTTTTTCAGAAACTCCTTGATAACCTTCTACAAGTGTATCAGCATGTCCTGGTAAACCATCATAGAAATCTCCTATTGCAATATGTGCTGCATAAGATCCTTCTCCTTTTACTTTTAAATGAAGCTTGTGAAAACTATTTCTAGCATTCATAAGTTCCATTGCACATGCTGCTACCATATTATCTAATGAGCTACCACCTACTCCTGTATCCGGAGTTGGCTGTGGTTTAGCTGATTCTTGTTTAGGTTGTGTTACAGTTACTTCTGGTCTACTGATTGTTCTAGCAGGTTCAGGATTTCTTTTTAACATTCTTGTTGCCATTGTTTTTAGTTGTTACGTTCTGCAGTTTCTGTACCTCTAGAGAATTGGTTTGTTGACTCAATATCTCCAGCAAGTATACTCACTGCCTCATCTATTATTAATTCTATTATATCATCTTTAAATTCACACAGTACTTCAGCTGTAGAAGCTACATTAGTATATGGATCTACACATCCTTGGATTTGAATTTTAACAGGCTGTCTGTAATATACTAAGTCAGCTTTTTCTATGTCAAATGCATTGTTAGTATATACATTTACTTTATTACCTTTTAGAGTAGCAAAAGTTTCCGCCCATTCAAAACTAGGTTTCTTTGCATCATCTCTAAGTAACTGATTTAAGTTACCTTCTTCAGCAAGATACACAGTCATCCTTCTTTTATCACAGCATTCTTTGTTAGCAAAGACATCTACTCTTTTCCACTGAAGATATTCTTGAGGAAGCACAGATTCATAATATATCTCTTTATCTGTAAGAGTTAGATCATATGTAGATAATAGTACTTGCAAGTCATCCTTTCTTCTGGTAGATTGCTCATCACCTTCTTTAACTAAGTTTATACCATGAAGCTGTCTTCTAACCCATTCTACCTGAGCTTTATTAAAACCTTCCACAATCTGCCAGCACTCAAGATTATCATAATCCTGAGAATCTAACTTATTGATTCTCTGTTTAATCTTTATGGTAATAGTACTATTAAGCATGATTTATTTTTTTCTTTTTACAGAGCCACCTTTTTTCTTAATAGGTGCATATGGTGCGACTGTTCCAGTAGTCCACTGTTTACCAGCTGCTACATTAGAATAACCTTTTGTTTTACTTTTGCTATTAAGATCATAAGCTTCTTGAGCTTTTTGTTCTTTAGGGCCAGATTCTTCAGTTGCACTATAAGGATCAACTTCATTACCCGGTCCTCCCATAGATTTTTTAACTAGTTTTTGTCTAGCTTCATTAGCTTTTCTGAAGAATGTAATAGGATTTTCTTTATTAGTCTTTTTCATAGTTATTTCTTTTTATTAGCTTTTGCTATTTTTTTAAAAGTCAGTGCTAAAGTTCTAGCTTTACCAGTGCAGCCAGGTTTAGTTATTGGAGTACATTTGCCTGCAGTACCTCTACGTTCAATAGAGGCTGAAACTTTTTGCATCCACTTTTTATCTGACTTCTTTTTGGTTGCCATGACTATTTCTTTTTAACTGCTCCGCCTTTTTTCTGGAATCCCATTTTGTTTCTTACAGCAGTAGGTAATTTTGATAAACCAACTTTACCTGCCGGTACTGGTTTTAATGAACCACCTGCTTTAAACTTTCTTTCAGCAACACAATTACCAGAAGCATCTTTAACCATACCTCCACGGCATCCTGGTTTTACTGCTCTACTAGTTGTAGAACCACCTTTTTTAAATCCTAATGAATCTGTTCTACCAGCATTAGGAATACCATAGATTCCCATTTTAGTATTGTCTCCACCTTTTTGAGCTGGAGCATATCCACCAGTGTTACCACCAGCAGCATATTTCTTAACTGATCCGCCTTTTCTTTTTTCTTCAGAGTTTTTAGCAGCTTCTTTTTCTTTCTTTTTTGCTTTCTTAGCTTTAATGGCATCTGAAATCATTTTAGTTGCAACAGCAGCTGAGCCACCAATGCTACCTACAAGACCGGCAATTAAACCAGCACTACAAGGTCCGCAACCAACTTTTTTTCCACCAATAGATTTTGGACACTGTCCAGGAGGACATTCTCCAGGACCGCCTTTAGCCATTTTTTTAATAGTAGCAACTTTACCACCTTCTTTCATTTTACCACAACCGTATTTACAAGTTTTCATTTTATATATGTTTTAACAATTCCATTTTTCCAAATACTCTTCTGCTTCAGAAGACTCTTTATTATAATATAGTAAATAAATCCGTGCAAACTCTAATAAAAATGGATCATCTTTAAAATGACCTAATCCCATATTACAGTTATTACAAAGCATTCCTCTTACTATATTTGTAGTGTGACAATGATCAACTACAAGTTTATCTTCAGATCCACATATAATACAACCTTCAGTTTTTAATAAGTTTTTTAATTCTTCATCACTTATCATTGACCTATATTGACCTCTTCTTATCTCACTTCTATAATTACCTCTACATGTTTTACACCAACTATCAAAACCATCTAATGTTCTTTTATGTGCTGTAAAATATTCATTTGTTCTTGGTTTTTCTATGTTACATTTTTTACATGTTTTATTTTCTGAAAAACCTTTTTCTAATTGTATTTTATTACTGTATTCTTTTGAACATGTAATGCTACAAAAAACAGTATTATTCTTTTTTAAAGTTCTTTCAATATCATATTTACCTCTTATAAAAAGAGAATTGCAATGTGTACAATTATATTCTATCTTCTTTGATGGCATATCAACAGTTCCATTTTTTTCTTGCTAATCTTAATCTACTATTTGGATCTTTTGCAGCTTTTGGAAAATTAGCCATTTGCCCGGCAGATCTAGCACAGAAGCTTTTTCTTCTCTTAGCTGCTTTGCTATCAGGATCTAGTTTAGAAGGCTTAGTAGTAACTGCAAGTTTCAATCTACTGCCCGGGTTTTCTCTTCTATAAGAAGCAACACCTTTAGCATTAAGACCTCCTGTCTTATTTTTTCCTTCTGACCTTGTCCATGCGGGAGTAGAACCACCAGATTTCATATTAGGTTTCTTACCAGCTTTCTTCATTGAGATAGCTATTGCTGCTTGCTGTGCTCTACTTCCTGCCATTGCCTTTACCTTTATATTTATAGTCCGGGTTGTCTTTATGCCATTTTTTTGTAGCTGCTACTCCTTGCTTAATTGTTTTTGCTCTTCCTTTTGCAGTTAAGTCTATAGTATCCCACTGTCCTTTATCTTTGGTAGGATGGTTGACCATAATGTGGCCAACCTTTCCTTCACCTTTTTTTGTAGTCTTTTTATATACTACATGCTTTTCACCACCGGCAGTAACTTTTACTTTCTTAGTTTTTGCCTGTGCCATAATTAAATCTTTTTACCAGCAGCAATGCTGTTAAATTCTTTTGCTTTCTCAGCTGCCATCTTTTTTACATCTGCCATTAACTTAGCATTCTTTTGTATCTCAGATGCTCTTTGTAATGTAGACACAGCAGATTCTACTTCCCACTTTCTCATTTCATTCTTGCTACTGCTTGAAATGGAAATACCAACTGAAGGACTTTTCTTAGCTGGTGTTTTTTTAGTTGTTGTTTTTTTAATTGCCATAACTATGCTTTTTTAACTCTTCTTCCCATACCTACTCTAGACTTTTCAGCTTTTTTAGCAGCTAGTTTAGAAGGAGTTAGTTCATATTTTGTTTTAGGAGTATCCTTTGATACTCTTTTTGTAGGCCGGCAGTATTCATTTTTACCACCGGCACCACAAGGTTTTCCTGATTTAGTATCTTGCCATTTCTCTGCTTGCCATCTTTTAAGCTCAGTACCGGCCTTAGTTTTTCTAACTGTACCAGAACCTTTCCTACATTTAGCAATAGCCTGTGAAGCTCTTGCTGAAGGAAACACAGCATACTGTGCTTTTACTTTAGAGTAGCATGCATCTTTTGGCATGACTATTTCTTTTTCATTTTGGTTATTGACATACCATACTTAGCTTTTGGCTTACCTTTAGATTTTTTTGGTGCAGTAACAGTAACTTCCTTAAAAGTTTGAGTACCATATGGTACTTGAGTACCATCTCCAGTACCACCACCCATGTTATATCCTTTTACAGACATTCCATATGCAGCTTTTGGTAATGCTTTCTTAGGAGCTTTGCTTCTTGGCTTAGAAGGTTTCTTAGCTACATTAGAAGCAGCAGCTTTAGGATTTACACCAGACTTAACACCTTTGCTACCAGCAGTTGCTGTTGCTTTTAGGTTAGCATTAGCATTTACCATACCACCTGTTTTCATTTTTTTCATAGATCCGCCTTTTTTTTGTTTAGGAGTATTTTGCATTCCAATTTTTATTTTATCTGCTGCATTTAGAACATTACTTGAACCAGCACTAGGAACACTTTGCAAATTAGCCTTTTTTGCACTTGAAGCAGCATTAGGAACATTCTGTATATTATTATTTGCAGGATTATTCATTGGTCCTACCATAGGAGATTGAGTTTTAGGATTTTCTGGTAATGCCATAGGAGCATGCCAACCACCACCATCACCTTTCTTTTTTAAATATCCACCTTTTTTCATTACTGGTTTTTTAACCATTTTTTTAGTTGCCATTTTATTTTAAATTTAAGTGTTCCAATACTTCTCACAGGCTAGGTTAAGATCTTTCAAAATGTCCTCATTTAAAGGGTTTTTCAAGAACTCAACAACATCAGAAACATTTCTACCAAGCAAGCTATTAGACTTAGCATGGTATATATATCCATCTGCCTTATTTATAATATACTTAAAAAAAACGGAATCTCTAACAATTGATTTAATTTTTAGTGTTTCCATATCTAAAGTTGCAGTCTCCATGAAGGATTTTGCAGCTCTTTCTTTGTTGGTTTCTCCACCCTCACCATTAATATGTCTGTCCATATTCTCATAGATAACATCTAATGGAGTTGATCTCTTATATTGTGTACTGTTAATATCTACAACTTTTGCAATGTAGAATAACTTAGTACTGTTTTTGTCAAATAATTTTTGTAATTCTGACAATGCTTTATTACGGAGTTTTTTGTACTCTGTTCTATACATAACAGTTTCCTCTTCTTTGTCTAAGTAAAACTTAGGTGGTACTGCTTTTGATCTAGCATCATCAAAACTTTTTGCTACAATAGAAAAACCACCTGCTTCAATAGCATGTAATTTAATTCTATCATAAGGATCCTTTGGGTCTAGGAATAATGGATCATTACTACAAGATATAGATATCTTATTCCAAAAATCTGCATTATCAGGTTTAAGTAACTTTACTTTATTCCAGAACTGAGGATCATCAATTTCAATAACATTTGCAGCTAGTTCTTTTTCAAGTTCAACTATTGCAGATCTTATTTCTCTTACTCTGGCTTCTCTGTCTTCTGGGTTAAGTAACTTAATTTCTGGAGCAAATTCATTTAGACCAGTAATGTATCTTACTACACCATTGTTTTCTAAACAAGCTAATTGCTCATTATGAGTTACTCCATCAAATAGAGAGATACCATATTCTTCTAATCCCATGTTAGAAGCTGAATTGTCAAAGAACGGGCGGACAGCAATTGTTGTTTGTTTAACAGTTCCTTTTCCTGTTTCCACCATTGTGAAATTTTCCATGTTTGTTGGTTTTTGTTTTGTTGGTTTTTAAAATTTAAAAAAAAGGGAGGAGTTTCCCCCTCCCTGTATATATAGATTTGGATTAGAATGATCCACCAGTGATTGGGTTTCTCATAACAATCTTAAGGACTTTAGTTGGATCCTTAACCCAGATAGCTGGCATTGTTTGAGACATCATCACACGGTATCCGTTGAATTGACCAGAAGACTGGAATCCTTGAGAACGGCCCATATAATCCATAGTACCATTTTGATACCACCATTTCAATTGATTATCCCAAGATAACTTCAACAAGAAGATGTTGTCATTAGTGTTATCAGTGATATCAAAGATAATGAATGAGTAAGAAGATAATGGGAAACCATCAATGATTGGGTTCTCAATATCATTTGTATGAACATTGTCAAATGCTGGGTTAAGTACAAACTTAACATTTGCCAAGAATGGAATTACATATGAAGTATAAGCAAATCCAAAGTTCAAGTCCATACCTTTACCAGTGATTGCACCAATATCAGCAGCCTGAATAAGTAAACCTGAAGATACAGCCTCACGCTTGATAGCTTCATTTACCATTCTCATACCACCCATACCAGTTTGAACTACTAAAGATCTTTTTGGATCTGGACCTTGGAACTCAACTTTACCATTGAAGAAGTTGTAGATCTCTCCACGGAATAAATCTAATGTAAAGTTGTTTTTGTTGTATACTCTTTTGAATGAGTTATCTAACTGTTTCCAAAGACCCACAGATAATCTTAGATCATCTGGACCATCTTGACGTACTCTACCTCCTTGTCCCCACATTAAGTAAGTCTCAATGTCAGAAGCAATTTTAGTTAAGTGAGCAGCTTCCATTGTAGTTAAGAAAGTACGTGATAAGTCTCCGTTATCAAATGCTTTTTTAACTTTATCTTTACCCATTACTTTAACCATGTCTTCCAAAGAAGTGATTGATGGATCAACAGATTTGTCAAATGTTCTCCAGATCTCAGTTACAGGAACTGTACCATCTGCATTCATACCACCTTTGATCATCAAGTCAGCACGGCTAGAGATAGAATAATGTACGTGAGCTTCAGCACCACCAACAAAGTTATAGAATTCACGGAATCCTGTTCTTGTTGTGATATCTGAGAATCTTTCACCATATTCTCCACGGGCAGAACCTTTACGGAAAACTTTAGTACCATTAGCCAAGTACTTGTTATCCAAATATTTGAAGTTATCATTGTTTACTAACTGCACTGTATAGATATAAGCATCTCCTAATGGAAGAATATCTTCAGCAGTAATGTACATCTCAACTCCGTTATATTTGTCATAAGTGATGATATCACCATGTCCAAACTCACGTCTGCTAAGTTTGATACGGAAGGTTGAACCTTCAATACCTTTAAAATTGTTGTCTGGTTCAATATCCTCAAGGATGTAAGGTAAGTCCACAGACACTGGAGTCTGCCACTTATACTCACCACGAGCATTATCAACCATAATTACATTTTTACCACCAAAGCTAGACATTTGGTAAAGAGGCATTTCTACCTTCTGAGCCATAGCCCAAAGGTCCACTGGACCTAAATCCATTGGTTCTGCATCCTTCAACATGTTAACCAAGTGATAAGAGTCTACGTGTGACGTAGCATTGTACGCGGTATCCCGTAGAAATATACCATTGTTTAAAACTGGAGTTGCCATTTTTATTTGTTTTTATTTGTTACTAATTAAAATCTCTTAAACATATTTGCTCTTGAGATGGTTTTTTGTGGAGCCCTAGTAGTTGTATTTCTTCTCTCAGGTTCTTCATACTGAGTAGATGCTGTACTTCTTCTAGCCTCTTCTGTTTTCAATTGTCTTACTACTTTTTCTGTAGCTTGTCTTCCGCCTTGTTCTTTTACTCTATTCTTATATCCATTAGGATCAGCAAGTAACCAAAGTGCTTCAGCAATAAGATCATGTCTTGGTTCTACAAACTGATACTTCTCTAATAAGTGTCCAAGTAAGTTTGTAGGCTTACCAGAAATTGAAGGGTAATTAGGTTGTACTAATCCTGAATAAAGTAAACCTTGTGTTTTCTTATCAAGTTTAATTCCACCTATGTCACCTGCAGCAAGAGTACTATATACATTATCTGTGTAAGCTTTTGCCGCTGCTTGTTGTTGCTCTTTTCTATCTTCTTGCTCTGCTAGCTGTCTTGCAATAATTTCTTCTTGCATTCTATCTAACTTTGGTTTGAACTGGTTAGCTTTTTGCTCTAGCTTATCCATGTCTTGCCAATCTTGGATTTCTGATTCTATTTCCTCAACTGTTCCAAAATTTGTAGCATAAAGATATTGTCTTGCAATTTCTGCTTGATCATACTCATCAGATGGATCAAGTTGTCTCATTTCTTCTACATGAGCTAAGGTTCTAAATAGACCTTTAAGATCTTGACCTCCATCAGCTACATATTTAGCAGCGTACTGAAGTTCTTCTGGAAGTGCATTAAAGAATTCTCTTGGTACATTATTTCTTACTTTGTCTTCTCTTTCTTGGAAGTTAGCTTCAAATAACTCTCTGAAGTCTTTAGTAGTATAATCTTCTAATGATTTATCATCATCAAAAGGTATTAGACTTCCTTCTTCAATCATTTTCTGTGCTAAATCATAAAGACCAGATTTATCTACTTTAGGTCTTCCTTTATTTCCAGCATCTTCTTCTTGTGCAATTAGACCATCAAGCTCTGCAATGGTTTCTTCAACTTCGGCTTTCTTTTCAGCTGCTTCCTCCTTTTCTTTTGGAGTAGCAGGTGAGTTGTCAAGGAACGTAGTGTCTACATTTTCTTTTGAAAATAAAGACTTGGGTTTATCATCTTCTTTGCCATCCTCAGGAAGCATTACATTCTCTGCTCCTGGTATTCCAAAGATCTCATCAATATTTACATCTACTTGACCTACCGTTGTAGTGTCTAATGTCTGGGTCTCCCCAGTTTTGGTTGTGTCTTCCATAAGTGTTGGTTTTTTATGTTATACTTCAATATACAAAATAAACTTGATAAATTTAAAAGTCAGCAAAACTTTTTCTGCACTATATAGCTATACTACTTTTTATTTTTCACTGAACCACCCTTATCATATTTATTTTTATTTACTCTAGCTACTTGAAGTTGCTTATCAGCTATCTCTCTTTGTGCTTGTATCTTCTCTCTTTCAATAGCATTCTTGTCTCTATCTAACATAGTTCTAGTAGCTTCTTTATCTCTTTGCAATTGATTTTGGGCCATGTACTGTTCACTTTGTCTAATGTCTTTCATAGCATCTTGATAGTCAGAGATTTCATTTTTGTTGACATCAGCCATAGATCCATAACCAGCTGCTCTAATTTCAGCAATAAGAACTTCAGTTTGTCTATCTTTCTCTTTCTCAGCAGCAGTAGCATCAATCTTCATCTTCTCAATCTCTTGTTGTTTCTGAAGTTGTTGTTCTTGCATTTGCTGTTGTTGTTGCATTTCTTCTTGTTTTTGTTGCTGTTGTTTTTGCTCAGAAGATTTAAGAGCACTGTTAAGTTCAGCAATAGAATCAGATTGAACAATTTTACCAAGATCATAGATACTAGCTCCTGTAGTATTATTCTGCATAGCCATTTGTTTTAACTGTTCTAATACAGCTCTATGGTTTGCAGTTGTACTACAGAAGATGTTAAGATCTCTCATTAATAACTCAGTACCATTTATCTCAAAGTTTACTTTTTCATCTGCTGTGGTTATATAACTTAACCTGCTTGATGGTTTTGTAGAATGATAGAACTGAGCTAGATCAGTACGCATCTGATGAACTCTTGGCATTAAGTAATCACAGTGTTGTACAAAGAACATTTCTGTTTGAGCATATGAAGAAGCTGCTGCTTGTTCTACTCCGGTGGCAGTCATTTGTGCAATTTGCTGTCCCATTCTTTGTGGAGTTACACCTATTACTTCATAAGCTTGTTGCTTAAAGTGATTAGCTAACTGTATCCTTGACATTAATCTTTCTGTCTGAGATAGATCTAGTTTTTGGAAGTGTTGGAAGTTTAATGCATTCTCAGTGTTTGTAATAGAAGTATCTAATGGTAACATCTGGAAATTCTTCATTGCCACATAAGCCTTAGCATAATTTCCTTTACCCCAATCTTCTCCTAAGGAGTGTCTTGGTAAAGTATTCTGGTCAAGCATGATTATAGTACCAAGCTCATCTACTAAGATATCCGCTATCTGGTTATTTACTATGTTATAACCAATCTGGTATGGCTTCATTAAGTCAATAAGTGCAGTAGACTTAGTATTCCTGTCTGAGAATACAGATCCTTCTACTGGAAGTTTACATCCATATAGTGAATTGTCACCTTTAAACTGAAACCTTAATGGACCTATCTTAGGTTTATCAACACCAATGTACATAGGAGTAAATCCTCCTGGATTATTCATACCCCAGAAAGATGGGATGTTTGGTCCTATTTTAATACCACCCCAAACCTCATTAATCCATATCCAGTCTATATGCTCACCATATACTAGATTGTCTTTGCTTTTGTTTTTAAATAACCTAGTATCATATATAGGTTTTGTAGATATCTTATAGTCTTCATCTACTATATCCATTTCTACTTGGCCATTATCATCTATACTAATGAGATGTCCAATTTTTCTCTGAGATTTCCAGTATATTGTAGATACTCTTAATAGATATGCAGTACCTTGATCATAATAATCTTCTCCTTCAGAAAGTATCTGTGTAATAATATCTCCACCTTCTAATACAGCACCACCCATTGCAGTAGTATATTGTCTGTATGCAAGTGATGGCATGTTAGTATTCCAGTCATGTGATTTAGTACCATCATAAAAGCTACCGTCATTTTGAAGACCACCAATAGTATAACCTGCAGATCTGATAGGATAAACAGCTTCAAGTGCTTTTAACTGTTCTTCATCCATTAGATAACCATATCTATCAATAACATCTGCCGGGGTCATCATATCAGTTTTACCAGCCCAGTTAGCTTGTGATATATATCTAGCATCTGGTGACTTATGATAGAATGAGATAGCTGGATTCCATAACTCTACTTCATAATCATCCTCCATCATACGGAAATGCCAGAACTCTCTATCTGTAATTAACATATCACGGAAACCTCTTTCTTCAAGCTCATCCATTCTGAATCTTTCTACATCTACTTTATGCTGATGTGTAGCCCACTCTTCTACCATTGATCTGTAGTCTTTTCTAAAGTACATTTCAATTTCAGGAAGAGATTTAAGTTTTTCTGGAGATGTTTCTTGTTGGAATTCCTCTGAGTCAGGTTGAAGACCTTTATCCATAAGTGCAGAAGATACTTTAAGTCTTGCATCTTCTAATAGGACATCTTCTACCATTTGTCTTTTTTGCTCCATCATCTCATTATATGAGAACTCATCTACTGCTCTATATGTAAGCTTAGTAGATCTTTTAGCAAATTCAGCTACTAGAACATTAATAACATTTGGGATAATTGGGTAGAACTTTAACTCTAATGCTGATACATCTTCTTTAGTAAGTGTTTCAACTATATCTCTGTAGTCATTGTTCTCTTCTACTATATAATCAGACTTATCTATTATACCTTTGGCCAGTTTATAATTTTTCATTAGTCTTCTGGCATTTCTCCGGATTTGTTTTAATCCTTGCCACTCTAACCAATCTAAATTCCAAGCTGCCCACTTTTCATCTTTTTCTTTTTTAGGAATAAACTGTAACGGTTGGGTAATACTACCCATTCTGTTATTTTCTGTTGTTGCTCCTCCTTTTGCCTGTAAAGCATTTATTATCTTCATAGTACCTATTTAATATTTTTAAAAGGGGATCTTGTGATTCCTTTGCTTAATGAATTACCAGAACCTCCCATATGTCTAAATGGACTTCTATTTAATTTACTAAAATTTTCAGACTTTTGCAAGTTTTTAGCCACATCATCCATGATTGTTCTTTTTGGATAACCTGTATTTGAGTGTTGTATTCTCATAAAAGCAACAAGAGCAGCAAAGGCAACTAGTCTATCTACATTGACTCCATCAGCATATTCTCTCATTTCTTTCATCAACATTGGATCCGGAATTCTTTCTATACCATATTTAGTTCTTACTATTGTACCATCAGGTTTTGTTTCCACATCTATTTCTTCTTTACAATATTCTATAGCATAACTAAGAAGGTGTGCTTTAAAAAGAGTACCTGTATTTTTCCAACCATACTCCTGGAATACATTAGCATTAGATCCAAGATCTTTTAGAAACATGATCTGACTTTTAGGTACAAGATATCTTTGTTTTTTTCTAGATATCATATACTGGATAAATAGTGAAATATTGTTTTCAATTACTGTCCAGGCATTATACCACTCAATAATTAATTCTAGTCTTTGATGTGTTTTATTTATATCATCAAATCTTCCACACCATGCTGCTACTATTTTACCCTGTTCTATATAATTTTCTGTTTCTACACCAGTTACTTTAGTTACTTCAATTGGAGCTTTCATTACATATATTGAACATAGTGATTCTGATGTATTAGTTTTTCCCTCTGATACCGGATCTATAGATGCATAGTACATTCTAAATGTTGGATCTTTAACTGGCCTTTCCCATACCACTAATACTCCTGTTTTATCTTCTGTTTTTTTGGATATGGGAAACTCTGATATAGGTCTTTTATTTGTAGGCATTACAGCAGGCTTACCATTCTCATCTGTGCTTATATCTAAAAATTCATAACCATATGTCTTATCTTCTATTCTTCTTTCCTGTGCTGCAAGTAAATGAGTAGGAAATACAGATACTGTTCTGTGGTCAAATGCTTCTTTAATATTTCTAGGATGCTGAGATATCCTTAACTGGTAATCTTCTGGACTCAGTTCTTTTTTCCATTTATCAAACTGCTCATCTAATGCTTTTAATGCAGCTTCTACAAGTGAATTACCATAGTCATCAATGTGAGGAGGCATAGACCATTGTTCAGGAATAAATAAACCTGACATACCTTGAGTGCCTTTATCATCTATAAGATCTGTTTCTACTGCATATACATCTTTAGATAGTGGATTAAGGATCATATCTCTTAGAGGATTACACTGAGATAAATCACCCACAGATCCTGCAGCTATAAACATTCCTGTAGTAATAAGTCCAGATCTCATGGCCGGGCGCATGTACTCATATGTCTGATCCATCTTAGGAGCAATCCCAGCCTCTTCATGAAAGAAGTATTTTACCGGACCCCCTACACCATTTGTTGGATCTTTCTCAAATGACATACCTTGTATAGTACCTTTAAGACCAACTTCTGTTTTTCTATCTCCTTTTCTTACCTCAATTTTCTGTTGCCACATCATTACTTTATCCGGTGACATAGGACGGTACCATGCTGTGTGTTCATTTAAGAATGCAGCATATTCCTGTAAAAATTTCCAGGATCCTTTCTCATTGATATAATCTTTAAGACTAGCACCTATCTTAAGTGTTACACCTGCTTCAAACCATTGCTGATTTATAAGTTTACCCATATGATAGTAAGAAGAAGCTATCTGTCTTTTCTTTAATATTGCAGAGTGTTTATAGTTAAGTTCAGCTAATAGTTCATATAATGCCATATGATACTGAGCATCCCGTATCTTAGCAAACCCAAATTGTTGCAACTCTTTATCAAAAATTGGTAAAAAGTTTAACCACATGTAGTATTCTCTAGCTACAAACCATGCATTATTACCATCTTTAACTATTATACCTTTACGGCATTTAGCTTTTTGGTCATCCCAATATGTTATAAAGTCTTTTGATCTGTAGGGTGCTGGAGTGTATATTCCATCTTTTTTAAATTTTGTTGACTCAGATATGAAAACTTTATTTGTAGTTTCATTGAAGTTGTACTTACCTGGTTCTTTAAATATGCTAAAGATAAAGTTGCTGAACTCCTCTCTGGATTCAAAACTTGTAATTGTCCAGTCTCCATTGTCATAAGTTGGTATGTCTTGATAAATTTCACTCATAATTATTGGTCATATGCCATTCCAATTCCTCCCCGTACTCTGCTTGATTGCTCTTCCTGAAGATCTTTATAGGCTCCTTTAAAAGACTGTCTAATTGCATCATAGTTTTTAGCAGCACTGATAAGGGAGTTTATATTACCATCTCTACCTGCAGTTATTGTAGTTACTTCCATATATCTTGCTAATCTATCTAACATGGATGCAATACCTTTATATGCTCTGGATGTTGGTGTTTCATACATTCTTTCACAGAATTTAAGCGCAGTAAACACAGCATCATCTTCTGTTGAGAACTCACCTTCTATCTGTTGCATGATCAGGTTTTCTTTATCTATATCTGGTGTATAGAAGAAAGGATTCATATCTGGATTAGGACATGTCATGTAGAACAGATACTGATATATCTTAAGGTAATCTTCTGGATAATCATCCATAATATCTTTCAATGCCTTTAAAGTATAACAATGCTCAGTTGGTATTACTACATTGTTTTGTATTTCAAATAGCTTAACTATCATTATTTCTTTTTAATTGGGTTGTCTTTCATATAGTGAATAATTGCCTGTACTTCATCTACTAAATAAGGTACTGCAATTGGTTTTACTTCTTTTATTACAGGGTCTCCATTCTCATCTTTCTTAGTTACAGGATACCCCCAATTATCTTCAGCCTCTACCTCAAACATAACATGGTGTATAAATATTCTTCCTGGTTTTAGCTTAGGATTATGCTTCAGTATAATATACATATAAATACTCAATTGTAAAGCATAATGATAGAAATGACAGTCATCTAAGTTATCTACTGGTGGTAGCATTTTGTCTGGCATACCCTCCCAGTTTACATAAGACTCCATATCTATCTTCTTATTAGTCTTGTAGTCAGTGATATTTACTTTACCATTGACTACTTCAACTAAATCTGATTGGCCACATAAGCCTGCTGACTTAAGATAGACCATATGTTCTGGATACACGCCTGGTTCTAACTTTTGATTTGGTGCTACTCTTATCCCATTATTCTCACCAGATGGTTTAAATACAGGTATAGTAACTCCTTCTCTTTCTAATGAAGCTAAGGAACATATATCATCTTCTCTTTGGTTATGATACCATGTACCTAGAGTAGTAGATCTGTCTGCTTCATTAGTCCATATTTGCTGTATTAATACAGGATCAATACCAAACCATTTTGACTTTTTACTCTTGGTAACTTTCTCTGCAGTCTTTTTTGCATCAAAAGGTTTTTTAAAAGCTGATACCACAGAAGTAACACTGGTCCAA